CATATGGTGATAGAACTCTTGAACCTTTAATAACTTATCCCACCATTCGTTAATTTTCGACTGATATGGCTCATTATTAAGGTAATAAGTAGGAATTAGAATATCAATGATATAGTGTTTTCCTTTAACCACTTGAATTTGACCAACTTCAAACTCAATAGGTCTCTCAAACATCTTTAAAAGATATTTCTTTTCAACAATGTCCAAAAGTTTTTCAATTTTACCAATATTTTCCATTAGAAGTCGGTTAAATTAATCATGTCTAAATATTTCTTGATTGTCCTTCTTTTTACATCATTAGAAACATCCGTGAATTCGTCCTCTAAAGTAATAAAAATTTTATTAACCAACAACTTTTTGTTCTCTTCAACAAAATATGATTTATCATCAACCAAAATCATAGGAGTTTGCACATCATCAAAGTCATCAGTCGTAGGATTATATCTTGACATTATGCGTGTTGATATAGGATAATTCCTACGAAGATATGTTAGTAATCTGTCGTCTGTATTATCTTTATATTTTGATAAAATGTCCTCTTTTTCTGCTTCTGTAATAATTAGTTTCATACAGATAAATATGTTAATAGTATTTTACAGCACTTCCGTCATCAAAAATTAAAATCTTCAGTCCGTTGTAATTCATATCAACACTATTACCTAATACATCCAAAACTCTAACAGGTTTTTTAAAGGTTATGTTTGCAAAAATTGGGTCATAGATTTTTCTAGCACCATTCAAATCAACCTGAACTAATCTATAATAAGAAACACCATCGTAAGGTGTCCTATCCAAAAATTCATAATCGATTTTTCTGTTACTATAAACAGAAGTTTTTAATCTCGCAACTTCCACAAAAGTATATAAATCTTTTGACTTTTCCAAAATAAAATAGTCTGAATTTGATTCACTCATAGTTGTCCAACGAAGAAGAATGCCGTTATTTGTCGGAGTCGCGGTAAATAAGGTCAATTCAACAGGCAATAAAGATGCCTCGGTCCAATAAGGACATATTGTTGTTAAACCCTGACAAAATAAACCGGAGGTCGTACCAACAACACACCACACATATTCGTGACCTACAATTAGATTGTTAAAAAATTGTCCTTGACCTACTATAACATTGTCAGTTCTATCACAAAGTTGTAAAGAGGTGAAAGTAACAGTAGAACAACCCAAAGCACTAAAACCAGAATTCAAATACACACCATTTGATATTGCAACAAAGTGGAAACAAAGTGTAAAACTTATCTGAGGTTGAGGTAAAAAGTAGCAATAACCGTTTGACTCCAAATACCCGTAAGTTGGTATTGGTGTAGCACTTTGGTATATTGGCCCTATCGTTGAGTCGCATAATGAAGTTATGGGACTACTTGATAGCATTTGAATGTTCGTCAATTCGGAGTGTTGCGATAAACCAAATAACGAAAAAGTAAATACTAAAATTAGGGTAAGTAGAGTTCTCATACCTATAAATATCAAAATTTATGATATAATTTCATTTTTTATCTGAATTTATTGTTTCTTAACTTTGGAAAACTTAAATTTGTGCTATGAATATTTTCGTATTAGATACCGACATCGAGAAGTGCGCAAAAGACCATTGTGATAAACACTGCGTCAAAATGATACTTGAAACCGCTCAATTACTATGTGGTGTTCATTGGGCGACAGGAGGTGATGCTCCTTATCGATTAAGTCATAAAAACCACCCTTGTGCAATATGGGCTCGTGAGTCGTATTCTAATTATGTTTGGTTAACTGATTTGGGATTTGCATTATGTAATGAATATCAAAATAGATATGGTAAAATACATAAGAGTAAATCCATTTTAGAATGGTGTTTGGTTAATAGACCGAATATTCCTGACATCGGATTAACGCCTCAACCTAAAGCAATGCCCGATGAATATAAAGTTGACGATGTTGTCGAATCTTACAGAAACTATTATAGAGGTGGTAAAAAAGACATTTTAGTTTGGAAAACAGGATATAAACCTGAATGGCTGAATTAAGCACATCCTCCGTCTTTACAGAACATTTCTTTTTCTTTTTCTCTCCTTTTTTTCAAACCTGAAAATCCAGGTTTGTCTGATTTGAATGAAAGGATGGTGTCAGCCGCTTCTTTGTATTTACCTTTTTTCACAAAATCAATAACTTCATTCTCAGAACCAGTACCTCTTAAAGAACCACAACCGGCGTTAAAGGCCAATGAAGTCAGAGTGTCGAACATACTTTGTGTTACACTCACGTTTATTTTTTTTGATTTCCATTCATTGAATATTCTTTTTACACACTCTGAAGCAGCATTTGCATCCCTATTCAGAATTTTTTCTGCGGTTGTTTGGTCAATTTTAGCCTCAGGTTTTGCATATTCACCTGTGTGGCCCCAACCTATGGTCCAAACATCTCCCGGTACCTTATATGATTTTAACATTGGTTGACAATTTGAACCGACCTTGCCTTCTTCACACTTCAAAAAAGAAATCAAATTTTCTGACGGTGTTAAAATTGTTGGGTCAGAGTAAAAATTTGCACCCTGTTGGCTCGTAAATTGTGTTGGAGATTTTTTATACTTGATATCTCCATTGTCGTTTATAATGTGGGCAACACCTTTAGAATTAAGTATTTTAACTATTTCATTTTTTTCAGAATCAGTAAACTCCATTGTAGAATTTACAATATCATAAAAACTTTCTTTGTATTTAGAAATTAATTTAGTATTAACTTTAACAAAAAATTGTAAATTTGTTATCTGTTTAAGTGCATCGTAAACCTTATCTTCGTCAGTACCAATTCCTGAAGTGGCATCCCAAATTTGGTCCGCTAACACTTCAACTTTGTCGACTTTAACTTGTTCAATTAACTTCTGTAATTGACTTTCTTTAATTATTATATTCATAATGATAAATATATCGTACTTGGTGTTGATAATGAATGAATTTATTTATATGTTTCTTAAAAATTAGAAATATGAAAAAAATTGAAAACGGAGATACCGTAAAAGTTAATTACACAGGTAAATTTGAAGATGGTTCTGTATTTGATTCGTCTATGGTTGAAGGTAGACAACCACTAACCGTAACTTTGGGTCAAGGTCAACTTATCCCTGGATTTGAAAGAGGATTAATCGATATGGCGGTCGGAGAAACCAAAACTATTGAGATTGAACCAACTGAAGCTTACGGAGATGTAAATGAGGAAATGTATCAAGAGGTTGAGAAATCAGTTCTTCCTGAAGATATTTTTGAAGGAATGATGTTACAGGCAAATGGTCCGCAAGGAGTGTTTAATGTATTAGTTAAAGAAATCAAAGAAACAACTGCGGTGTTGGATGCTAACCATCCTTTGGCAGGTAAGAAATTATTTTTTGACTTAGAGGTAGTTGAGGTGATGTAAATCAATAAAACCCCGACCAAAAATCGGGGTTTTTTAATATTACCAATTTATGAAAGTTACAATTTTAGAACAAACAGACGATAACACTTTTATTGTGATGGCTGACGATGGACAGACCGCAATTGTTACATCTGAAGACATAGAAAGATTACGTAAAATAGGTAATCTACACGAAATTAATACAGAACAAAAGGAAAATTTGTAATATTTATCTCAATAAGGTAAAATATGCGATTTTCAAAACAAAACATAGTTGAGGCGGTAGGAGTTCCATCCAACATAGAGAATGTATCAAAAAGAGTTTTCAATTTTTTTGAACAAAAACTCCAAGAAGAAGGGGATTCAATTGTTGACCCCAATATAACATATGAATATGAGTTAAATGGTAGATTTAAAATCGGTGATTTTAATTTCAGGTCTATTAAATTTAATCTTATTTTTATTGCTACAGACGAAGTGGATGAACCATTGGCTCTTGGTATGGGAATTCATATGATGGCACAACCAAAATTCCCTGAATTTGTATTGGTATCACAAAAAAGTAAGGATTTAGAATTTTCAGTTCGTATTGTAATTCCTGAAAGTAAAGATACAAGGTTTTCCCAAGTTTTAGATATGATTCAAATTGAGGATTTAGAGATACAGTCCTCATTTTCTCACGAATTAATGCACGGTTATGACGATTTCAAAAGACCGTTTGAATCCCTAAAAAGTAGAGCAAAGTATTCTGGTGTACATCAAACAAGATTTGATATTCCACCATTAAGAAGATTTTTACATTATTTATATTTCGCATCCGCAACAGAAAATGTTGTTAGAGCGGCTGAGGTCCATTCAATAATGAAAAAGGCTGGTGTATCAAAAGATATGTTCTATGATTTTTTATTGTCAAACAAAACTTACAAAATGTATCAAGAAATTAATAACTTTTCATTAGATAATCTTAAAAAAGATTTATTAAATTATATTGACGATATTGACAATATATTAGATAGATTTGGTGAAGTAGATACATATAAAACTGACGAAGAAAAAGTTAATAGAATATTAGAATTATTATATATTAATCTCGGTAACAACATTGTATCTGGTTATAAAGAACTTATCACAACTGATTTTTTTGAGATGCTTTCAGGTTTATTACTTCCTGACAAGGAAGAGGCTTATAATAAATTTGGTCAAGAAATTCAAAGATTCAAAAAAAATCCTATGGAGTTTTTCAAATTCGAGGAAAAGAAGTTAAAAGCAATTTCATCTGAGATGTTAAAAAAACTATCAAAACTATATTCTTTAATTGGTGACAAAAAAAAATCTATTAAGGAATGGGATTTACATATGAATATGTTACCGAAACCTAAATACGAAAACAAGTATAGAGTATAATAATGCACAAATTAGTTCCACTTATAGAAAAAGTTATTTTAAATTCATTTCCTGATGTTATGGAAGTGGATTTTGAAGAAGTTGGGTCTTATTTAGGTTCTTCACCGGAATTACCCGAAAAAGAAAGAACAATAAAAAAAACACTTATTATTGTTACAATTAACAACTTAAAAAATGGATATACTTGGTATCATTTAAGTAATTTAAAAAACCAAATTATAGAAAAGGTTGAATCTTACTTTAATTTGGATTGGCGTGAATATGGTTCGAAATGGGGATTTGAATTTTATCAAGCAAGAAAGGAAAAATTATGAAAAAATTAGATTCCAAAATTATTAAAATTCAGAAAATGATGGGTGTTCGTAATTTAGTTATGGAAGCATCCAAAAAAGATGTTTTGGTTAATAAATTGGGACTTAAAGAAGAACATGCCGAATTTTTTGACAGAACTTGTGGTGGATTATCAGTTATTATTTTTAAAAAATATTTAAGATTTATCTTTCACGTTATGAAAAATTCTCCGGGAGAGGAGTTTACTACTCTAAGCGAAAAGGAGGTTATCGAGGCTCTAAATAGAAATTCATCTATTCCCGGAAATCATAAACAATGGGTACAATCTATTATGGATTGGGTGAGAGTTGGTTTGAATGGTAGATTGAATCAATATCAAGATTTGAATTTTACAGAACTCTATAATGAGTCTAAAGAATGGCATGACTCATTAAATTTAGGTCAAGGTGATGTTAATTACAAAGAAGAAAATACCATTATAAAAGATTTCAGAGACGCAGATGGAAATGGTTTTTATTGGGTTGATTTGAATACTAATACTTCTGATGAAGAATGTAAAAGAATGGGTCACTGTGGGAGGACGGGTTCTAATAATAACTTATATTCGTTAAGGGAAAATAAAAAATTACCAGGTGGAAAATTTACATTAAATAAAAGTCATCTAACAGCATCAATCGGTAATGATGGTATTTTATATCAATTGAAAGGACCAAAAAATAGTAAACCTCAAGAAGAATTTCACCAATATATCTTACCTTTATTTTTTGTATTAGGTGGTGGGGGAGAAGAGGAAGATTATTTAATACAAGGTTTTGGTTCAGAATACGCATCTAATTTAGATTTTAAAATCACTGACTTACCTGATGATACCATTAAAGAACTTTATACACAAAGACCTGAACTTTTTGAATCGTACTCTTTAAGAAGTAAACTTAAAGAGATGGGTCTTATTGAAATGCCGGGTTTACAGAGTTTTGTATTATCAATCCCTTCACACGCTATTGATAGATATGTTGATGGAGATTGGCTCATCTCAAGAAGACAATGGACCGACGCTCAAGGATTTAAAAGAGAATCAAAGTCATATTTTTTTGAAACATTACTTAATGACCCTTGGGTTATTTGGGAAGGGCATGATAATTCAGATTGGAAAAGTTCAATAAACTATTATTTGAATAAAGAAAACGAAGAAAGGATAAGAGGTTATTTAATTTCCTTGGCGGAAAATCCAAGTGAATACGAAAGTTACTCAACTGAAGAATTGGTAGAAGAATTGGATGGTGATTATAATGTCAGAAATGCTCTGTCTTCAGCGGTAAATGATGCAGAGTCCGAAGATTATATTGACGCTTTAAGAAGACATTTGGAATCAAGGTTAGAGGAGTATGGAACCGTATTAGAACTTAATGATAATGGGGCCAAAATTGAGATTAATTTACAATCTTTTGTTGACCGACACGTTGATGATGAGTCTCTTTTTGAATTGTTAGAGGATTGTGGTGAAACCAATTCTGAATGTATATTCGATGAAATAATTGGTGGATGGGGTTTTGAAAAACCAAAATGGAATTTTGACGATAGGTATTATCCTGATGTCGATGAAAGATATTTTAATGATGTGTTAGTGGATAGATTGTCTGATTTTATGTAAAATTATTCAGTTTCTTTTGAAGCGTATTTAACACCCATTATTGTTCCTATAATACTAAACGCATTTGTTAGTAAAATACCAAACATATTTGCCCAAGTAGAACCTATAATTTGAGTATCTTTTTCCGTAAATAAGGCAATCATATACATAACTGTCGTAATGAAACCAACTGCCAATATTACACCCAATGAAACTTTAACAATCCTCTCAATCAATTGAGTTTGTGTTCTTTTTTGTAAAACATCCAAATCATTTTCTGCTGTATTTTTAGCATTTTCAGCATCAACTCTCGCTTGTTCAGATTTCAACATTTCTTGTTGTAATTCCAAACTTATTTTTTCGTTCTCTTCTTTCCAAAGAATAAGTTCTTTATTCTGAACTTCATATTGTATTTTAGATTCCTCAACAGATTTCAAACTCTCTGTTAATTCCTCTAAAATTCTTTGATTCTCTTGGTTTAATTTTTCTAATTCATTATTTTTAAATTGGACTTGCTTTGTAATTTCCAATCTTTTTTTCCTCGTTTCCTTATCTTTTTCCAAACAAGTTTTAACATATTGTTCAAACTCAGTATCACCTGAATAGTCAATAACTCTAATAATATTCCCCTCAAGACAAATATTCCTTGTCTTACAAAGATTTATTAATTGTTGTTTAGTTTGTTTGTTAAAAGTTATCATTTGTAAATTTTAAATGGTGCGGTTCTATTTTTATATCCTTCGTAGTCCTTTTTAAATTCTTCTAATCTTGGTTCAATATCATCAGATTTTATAATCCAAAATTGAGCACCGGCTTTAATTGCCTTAGCCTGTTCTTCAGGTTCATTTGAAGATGAGATTATCCCAATGATAACGTGGTTTCCGTACTCAAAGTTTATTTTTCTAATAAGTTCAATCCCATCGAAAGATGAACCTATTATGTTTAAATCTACAAACACACATTCAGGTTTTTCTTTACTACTTGTTTCATACCACTGTTTAAACATTTTAGCGGCCTCATCTGAACTGTTTACAGATTGTAGAGATAAACTTATCTCAAGTAATGAGCACGCATCTTCAAAAACTAAGTGAAAAAGGTCCTCGTCGTCGACTAATAATATTGATTCTATCATTTTAGGTTAGGTTATTTAATCTTTATTTTCATTTTTGTACCTATGTTATTTTTTTCACAGGTAAGTTCAAATCCGTGTTCTTCCATAATCGCCAAACAAATATTTAATCCCAAACCCGTACCGGTTTCTCTTTGACCTTCTTTTCTAACATACGGTCTAGATAAATATTCGAAATCCATTTGAGACATACCTCTACCATTATCTTGTATGATTATGGTATTGTCAGATTCCATAAATATTTTTACTACTTTAGTATCAGAATCGTTATATTTTAGACCATTACGTATCAGGTTATCCACCGCAGTACAAAATAATGAGTCATTAACATTTGTTGTTACCAAGTCAGAAATTAATACTTGACTTTTGTAAGATGTGGAATTTAAGTAATTTACTAGTATTTCTTTCAAGTCATGAGGTGATGTATGAAATATCGCATCTTTTTTAACTAAATTTGTAAATTCATAAACTCCTTTATAAACTTTCTGAGTATGAATCAATCCTTCTCGTATCATTTTTAGAGGAGCCTCAATCTTCAACTTTTTGATATCTTCAGGTGTTAATCTTCTCTCTAATGAATTAACTCCTCTTGGTATGTATGTGTTTATACCTGAGTGCATATCGTGTCTAATTATTTTTGCTGCGTGTTCTAAGTAAGTGTTTTTCTTTTCAATTTCTATTTGTTGTAATACACTTGATGTTACGTCAGTAGCAATTTTCATAACCCTATATGTTTTACCACTTTCATTTAATATAGGATTGTATGTCGCTATTAGATACACTAATGAACCATCTTTTTTAACTCTAACTATATCACCACTAAAGTATTGACCTTTCTTTAGTTTACTCCAAAAATCTGAATAAGATTTAGAATTTTTTTCTTCATCCCTAACGAACATACTGTGGTGTTGACCAACAATTTCTTCGGAACTATAACCCATTAAATCTAAAAATATGTTATTTGCAAATTTTACATCACCATTAAAATCAAACTCAATAACAGCGTTAGAACGGTTTATAGCGTCCATCCTGTTAACTATTTGGTTTTCTTTTGATGTAACAACATTAGAAAGTTTGTTTGATTCGTTTACCGAGTGTGTGAAACTATATAGTGAAGATAACATTTGTGAGAAATTAAGTTCCTCAGTTGTCCATTCACGTTTATCGTATGACTCGATACATACCACACCTAAAACATCACCTTTATATATTACGGGAACATCCAACATAGATTTTATCCCTAAAGGTCTCAAATAGGTCTCGGTAAAACATTCAGTGGCAGGATGGGTTTCAGCATCACTTGCTATGATTATTGGATTTTCTTCAATATAGTCGAAGTAAGGTTTATAGTCTTTTTTGTATAATTTTATATCTTGATACCATAATAGTTCAGATTTCACATATAATTCAACACAAGTAATAGAAGTTCTACTTTTGTTATATAACCATACTGAACACCTATCAGCACCCAACGTATCTACGGCTTCTCTGGTCATAGTTTTAGCGGCTTGATTAATATCACCACTATAATAATCAGGGTTATACGATTGATTTAACAATACTTCATTAAACTTCTTAGAGTTAAGTTGGTTTTGTTCGTATTTTCTGTTTCTTGTTATTAAATCGTGAAACAATTTAAATGTAACAACAGAAGTTGAGATAAAGTAAATAATCTCGAATAAATCGGTATATCTGTTATGGGATATTATACCTGACGATAATGAGTATTTATAAAGGAGGAATAATATCGTAATTAAAACGGATAAGTAAATGCTTCTTCTTTGGAACTTTGTCATTAAGTATTATTTTTCCATAAATATTTGAAAATACCATAATAACAAAATATTTATAATAAAATTTAAGATATGTTAAAACTAGGTATGAAAGGTAACGAAGTTAAATTGTTACAAGAAAAATTAGGTCTCGTTGCTGATGGTGATTTTGGACCAAAAACTGAAAAAACCCTTAAAGAATGGCAAACTAAAAATGGTATTACACCTGACGGAGTTGCAGGTCCGACTACTTTATCTAAACTTGGAATCTTATTAAAGGAGGATGTAGTTATCCAACCTGTGACAGGTTTAAATATTGATAAATTAAAGGGACATATTTCTGATTCTGTTTTGGCACAGATTTCTGAAACCGCATCAAAATTTAACATAACAAACAATTTAAGATTGGCTCACTTTTTGGCTCAGTGTTCACACGAAAGTGGGGGATTCAAAATTACAAGTGAAAATCTGAATTACTCCGTTGATGGATTAAAAAAAATATTCGGAAAATACTTTCCTGGCAATCTTGCCGAGTCATATGCCAAACAACCCGAGAAAATCGCATCTAAAGTTTATGGTGGAAGAATGGGGAATGGGGATGAATCAACAAAAGAGGGTTATAAGTTTCGTGGTAGAGGTTATATTCAATTGACAGGAAAAGACAATTATAGAAACTTTACTAAATTTATCGGTGAAGATTGTGTGGCAAATCCTGATTTGGTTGCAACAAAATATCCGTTAGCGTCCGCAGCGTTTTTCTTTAACAACAATAATCTTTGGTCTATCTGTGATAAAGGTGCTACTGATGAAGTTGTTACATCTGTTACAAAAAGAGTTAATGGTGGAACAATTGGTTTGGCGGACAGAATCAAACACTTTAAGGAATTTTACAAACTTTTGAGTTAGTAATAATTCATTGAGGATGGTATTATCTCGTCAATTTTCAAATTTGTAAATTGTTCTAAAACAGATTTTAGTATTCGGTGATAATCTTCGGGGTGAGTTTTTAACCATTGATACATTTTAATATAAAAGTTGTATGATAATACAACATTTACCGTTGGGGGGAAACTTCTATCGACTCGAATGAACAGATTTCCATTTTGGTCAAAGTACTCTAACTTATTTCCATCTTCAATTGGTTCAGAATTTACTTTAATAATGTCCCGAATGTATCTAAGCATTATTTTTTCTAATGTAGTATCAGTTGAAACTATTTTCATATTAATTATGTGGTTAAGTTATAATTACACCTTGTTCTTTTGCGTTGTTTCTTAAATACTCTAAACCATCCAATATTATTTCTTTAACGTCCTCAAAATAAACATTATTAAACCAGTTTATTAAGTGATTTAATCTTCCGAATTTTTCAGGTACATATTCGTACTCTAATGTATCGGACATTTCAGCGTATTCTTGGTATACTATAGTCCACTCTCTAGTATTGGGGTCATATTTGTCAACAACATAATCTTCAATGTTTACAGGGACTAAAGGTTCACCATCCCAAAACGGAGTTGCTGCAATTGTTAGTTGTTCACCTGTCTGTTCATTATTGTAAAACCAAGTACAAATACCATCAGTAAAAACACCCCAATCTAAAGTAATATACTCATCTGTCTGTTTTAATAGTGATGTGTTATTAAACATATCCTCCAAAAGGTCCAAACAAATATCGGAAGTAAATTCCAAATGACCGTCTAATTCATTATATATATTAAATAAACTTAAACCAGTTGATTTAACGGTTCTTTCGAGTCCGATTCTATCAATCAGTTTTAATAATACCTCTTGTTTTTTTGTCATTACAATTTAATATCTTGGTGGTTGGCAATCTTTTCAAACATATCGATTAGATATGTCATATCAGCATTAGCGAAATCTTCTTTTTCTACATCATATTTTTTAATATACTCGGAAATCTTTCTTAGATACTTCATCGCCATTTTCTTTCTATCTTCCGCAGGAATTTTTTCTTCACTTATTACTCTCGATACAATTCTTTGTAGGTCAGATTCAGTTAGTTTTACAATCTTTTTCATAATTTTAATATTTCCTTATAAATATATCAAAATAATTTTGTGGATTCAAAAATCCTTTCTATATTTGTCAAACAAAACAACTAAACATATGATGACACTAACAGAAATCAAATCGGTAGCACCAGCGGTATTCGCAACTTCTCCATCTTCAAAATTGTCAGACAAGTATTCATTCGTTCCGACGTTTGAAATCTTGGAAAACTTCGAACGTGAGGGTTGGCAAGTATCAAGCGCAACACAACGTGGTTCAGGTATTCACTCATTACACCAACTTCGTTTTCGTCACCAAGAATTACCAAAAGTAGGTGATACTCTTATTGAGGCAATCATCTCAAACTCACACAATGGACTTTCTACTTTGAATATTCAAACAGGTCTATTTCGTTTGGTGTGTTCAAATGGTCTTACAGTTCCGACTTCATCAGCACAAGAGTTTAAAGTTCGTCACTCAGGATTTAATTTGGACGACGTGAAACGAGTAACTGAAGATTTTTCAAAGAACCTTCCTGTGTTACAAAAGTCAGTTAACCGAATGATGGAACGCCAACTTAATATGGATGAGAAGTTGGATTTTGCAAAGAAGGCATCTGAAATTCGTTGGTTTATGGGTCAGGTTCCTAGCACATTAAATTACCACCAACTTATTCTTCCAAATCGTCCTGAAGATAATGGTGACTCTTTATGGCAGACATTAAACGTGGTTCAAGAAAAGTTCATCCGTGGTGGTGTTAGTTACTCATCAAACAAAGGTCGTAAAACTCAACTACGTACCATCAAAGACATCCAAGTGTCAAACCGAATCAACACCAAGTTGTGGGAACTTTCTGAAACAATGTTGTAGTAAAATCAAAAAAGGGACTTCGGTCCCTTTTTTATTTCATAGTGTTTCCTACGTAAATGTTTTTTAATCCTGTTAATTTTATAACTTTATCTTTTACTCCCGCCCTAACATTTCTTAGATATTGTTGTGCGTGAAATTCATTTTCTTGAATCCAATCGTAGTTAAGATTTAACATAATATCGTAAGTTGGTGAATCGTCTTCATAATCGGGTGGATATACTTCAAAATCCTTAACTCCACCTTCAAAATCAATTGTAGAAACAATCATTTTAATTATTTCAACCATTCTATCTGATTGGTCTTCACTTATAACAACTTTCATAGATTATAAATACATTATCAAACTATATTTGGATTAACGTAAAGGTCGGAAAATGAATCAGTATTAACAAACTCACTATTCAGATGGTCAATCACTTCTTTTATTAATTCATAATCTTTTATTTTATCTCCTTGAGAAGATGATTTTATAAGAAGTGATATTGCACCCGCTAAAATGTGTGAGGATTCTTTAACCGTTAGTAGTTCTTGTCCATTTGGATATCCTATAGAAATATTAGAACGGTTATTAACCGTCTCAACGTCAATAATAACTCTTAAATGATTTGAACTCATATCATTATTTTTTGAATCTCGTTTGTAATTTGGATTAACTGATTTTCGTATTTTCTGATTTCAGAAAGTTGTTGCTGATTAAGTTCAATATCTTGTCCTTTAATTTCTGCAACTTTATTTTGAATTCTTGTGTGTAGATTTAGTAGTTCACCGTATCTTACTGCTTTTTGTTCTGTTGTCATAATTTTTTATTCAAAATATAATAAAAATTATTTAAAAGAATATCCTATTGAAATCGTTGTTTTTGTAAATCATACCATTTACCAGTTTTTTCATAATGGTCGATAGTAGATTGACTTGATTGAACTCCTGATGTAAACACGTCTCCAAATGCCTTACTAGTATATAATCCAAGATTTAAACCATAAAAAAAATCTGAATCTTCATTTGAGAAAGGTTTTTTCATTAAAAATGTGATGTGACAATGAATACCATAATCCCCCGGATAAATGTCTACTTTTGCCCTATAAAAATTCTCTGGAGGATTAAGAGATTGTAATCTACTCGTTAAAAGTTTTTCTATAACCTTTTCTAATTTTAATGCTGTATCTAATTTCATAGTTAAACTTCTACGGATTTAATTTTAGGTAAAAATGGAAAGTTATTTTCTACCCACGTTATCATTTGGTCGTGCCACAATGACCCAAAAAGAGAGTTTAATTTATCTTCAAATTCTTTCTCTAACTGTAATATCGGAGAACGTTTTTTTCTCACAACACCCTCAAAAGTATCGTTAGACCAATATTCAGGAAGATAGATATTAAAAAAAAGATTATAATCAGGGTCGATTACTTGAATTGGTTCATATTCGTAATCTTCTTTGTCGACAGGAATCATTTCATCTATATCAAACATACTATCAATTGTTTGATATATCAAATTATTGACTTTTTCTTTTTGGCTTTCGTTAATTAATACTTTCATAACAATCTTCATAATGTTCATACAACAAAGGTCTAATATTAATCCAATTCAATGCCTTTGTTCCGATGCTATTTATTACTGATTTTCTTATTCTATTAAAATTTTTACCATTAGTAATAGCAAATTTTCTGTCAAAAAATATATTCAAGACAATTTTATCCATTACCTCATCGTAATCAACTTGTATACTACAAACACCTTCATAATCTTTAACATCATACAAAGATGATAAAATACTTTTAAGTTTATCGACCTGTGATTCGGAAATTAGAATTTTCATAAAATTACATCAGAATTGTTTTCGTTAGACGATGACTCCAATTTTTCTTTTTTCTCTTTTTGGATTTGATTAATCATATATCCTGAAACCGCAAACTCGGCAGCTGCCCACAACAAAAATTCACCCATAGTTAATTTATCGTGGTGTTGGTACAAGAAATAAACCATACCCCACTGTGCAATTAAAAATGCAATTCCTGACTCAATTCGTTTTTTAGAAAAGTAAGAAGTTTTACTTGAGTAAATATTGATGAGTTCTTTAATACCCCACTTGATATTGTCCCATCCAAAAAAATATTTTGTTTTCATTTCTATAAATATAGTAAAAAACAAAAAACCCCACCTTTGTAGGATGGGGTTTCATTTTTTAAATGAACAACCAAATTAAATTTATAATTGTAAATTTTGGGTCAAAACCAAATATAAGTTGTAAACTCAAAACAGATAATACAATTATAGTTTGTTTTCTGTACTTTTTAAAAAAAGTTTTCATAAAATTACTGTGCCATTTCTGAAACAGCCGCCTCAACTGATTCCAATAATTGAAGGTCAATGTTAAATGTAACTTCGTCGCTAACAAGAACTCCACCAGTTTCCAAAGGAGCATTCCAAGTAAGACCAAAGTCAGAACGGTTTACTTTTCCTGTAACTTCCAATCCGTGTTTGGTATTTCCCCAAGGGTCAACACTAACACCATTATATTCAGATGTCATTGTAACTTCTTTTGTAATACCTTTGATTGTGAGTTCACCTGTGATAGAACCTGAGGTAATATCAACATTTTTTGCAACAAAATTAACTCTCGGATAATTCTCAACATCAAAGAAATCTGAATTCTTCAAGTGATTATCACGGTCAGAATTGTTTGTGTTAATAGAATCAACATCCAAAGAGAAACTTAATTCTCCATTTTCATTAATTTCTCCACCAAATGTTCCGAAATTTCCTCTAACGGTAGAAATCATAAGGTGTTTTACTTTAAACCCAATTTCAGAGTGGGTGTAATCAATAGTCATTTTTTTCATAATTAATTTTTTTATGTGAAATTAATAATTAAAAAAAATGATGTTGTAAACTATTAAAAACAAAAAAGGGGGGTAGGGGGTATTTTGTTCGAAAAATTTTTTAAAAATATCTTTTTTTCTTACCTAACAAATTAGAATTATAAAACATCATCACTTGGTTTGTCAATATACATATCAAAAAAATCGGAAAGAGATATACCAATGTTTGGTATGTTATTACTTTTCTTAAAACCATCCACATTAACTATGTGGCCCCTTTCATCAACCATCTCCTCATCAATCATATCTTCATCAACATTTCCGCTAAGAGCTCTTTTATGATATAAATATAATTTACCATCCGCTTCAATCAAATAAAAAGGAGTGATTTGTCCAGGAATAAAATTCAAATAAGAATTAAAAAAATTTTTATGGAACCATTTAAATTTGTTAGGTAACTGATTATGGTCAGTTATTTTTTGCACGCGACCTGAAAAGTCGACCCCATATCTTTGTTTAAATAAATTTATGAGTTTTGATTCAGTTATTATTATTTTCATATAACATAAATATAAACAATTTTATATTTATACTATATATGAAATACTCAATTACAAATAAAAGGTTGGATGATGTTATTTTAAATTATCTTAACTCAAATCTAGTTCCCGATGGTGGTTGGTCATCAAAAAGTGATTACAAAAAAACAGCCAGTATTGCCTATTCACTTAGTTTTGCTATGGATGATGAAGATGGATATAGTTACACCGAGTATGGTGATAGATTGATAATAGAGCCTTGGGTAAACGATAAACTATATAGTTTATTTAATGAATATTGGATACCCGTATTTAAAAAATGGTTTGAGGATAATACGGGATTAAAAGTAAGGATGATGCTTTACTATAATTATAGGGAATTAATTTGGTTTGAGAGGTTTTAAAATAAAAAACCCCACCTTTGAGGGATGGGGTTAATATATTTTTTTAATTAATCTTGTTTATTACTATAAGGTATTTGATATTTGTTAAAAGTATCGGTTTGTGTTATAAAAGTTCCCAACGATTTAACATATGCATCAATTTGTTGTTGTAGAACCGCCATCTCATCTTGCATTTCTGCAGGTACTTTTGATGTATTAATAGTCGACTTTAATTGATTAAGTGCATTGTATGTATCAGAAAGTTGTCTTTGCATTTGTGTGGTGTTTGCTTTAACTCTTGCTAAAACCGCTTCCAATTCTGGATTTTTAATGTCCGAAGTACCACCTCTTACTGCAGATTTAACATTACTCAAACCTGTTCCGATTCTATTTGCAAGGCCTCTTAATTTACCTCCCGCACCACCTGTGTTGGTTTGTAAACCTTGAGGTGATGTTGTAGTAGTAGCGGCCGCATCTTGTTCAAATAATTTATTTGTGTTTTTGGATTTATGCATTTCCAAAATTCTCATTTTTTCTGAATCATTAATTTTTATGTCCATTTTTTTTAAAATTTTAAATTTATTTTTTATATAAATATAACTAAAAATAAAAAAGGGGTAGGGGGATATTTCGTTCAAAAAATTTTTTAAAAAGCAGAAAAAAACCCCACCTTTATTGGGGTTCGGTTCATAATATAATTTTTTTCATCAATAATTTTATTCTTCTAATTTCTTCTGAAAGTTGGTTATCATCTTTAAAGAACCAAGAAAAATTAGGATTCTTCCTCATCATATCAAGTGTCTTATAGTCTTGATTGTCAATTGCATTATCCATCATAGATTGGATTTCCGATTTGGTATAATCTTTTTCATCCTTTTGTTTATTTTGGATGTAATCCAACTGTTGTTCTTGGTCTTTTTTTAGGTCATTAACTTGTGACCGAACTTTGTCTCCCAAACTTAAAAGTTTTTCAATGTCAACCGGTGCTTGTTCCTCACCTGTTGACAAAAATTTTAATTTAGCAAACATTCCCTGTGCTATTCTGTTACCCTTGTCGTAAGCCACCGCTCTTTCATCCCAATTGAATTTTTGTCTCATGGTTTTTCTTTGGAAATCGCTAACAGGTTCATCTGTTTGATGCCTTTCTCTTGCTAACAAGACCTGATAACTTGCGGTGTTATGTAATATATTATATTCTTCATCTTCTTTACTCAAAAGGGAAATCTTTCCTGATTTTAAATCATTATACAATTCATTAACTTTGTTGTATGCATAATCAAAATCCTCATAAATTTCGGATAGTGTTTCTGAATAGGAAGTTGGGTCCGTTACTTTAATTATTTTATCATTCATAATATATAAATATATCTTAAAATAAAAAAAGGGTTGGGGATTCCTTGACCGTTAAAAATTTTTTCAAATACAACAGATAGTTCGGTTAAATTCATTACAGATATATAATCAAACTCTATTTAAATTGAATTTGAGTTTTACAAAAGGCTTTATTATTTTTTGACATATAAATATATCTTTCAGGTGAAGGAGGACTAACTTTAATTGAAACGTCGTCTATAAAAGGGCGAACCCGTGGGAAACTATCTTTATCATAATTGGTTCTTAATTCAGGACTAGCTCCGTTTGACAAAAAATCAATACATTCAGGTAAATTGGGGTCTTCAAATGACTTAATATCTATATTTCCTGACGGAGTTTGTCCTGACTGAACAACATCAGATGATTTTATTGATGTTTGTTGTGGATTTAATTGCTCTATTAACGTTTTAACATTCATCCATCCTTTATATTGTTCACGTATAGAGTTCTTCTCTTGCTCCGTTAAGTCATTTAATAGATGTTTCATAATGTAGTTTTTATTATGTCCTGATTATCGTTTAACGAGAGTAAATGTTCCATTACTAGTATTCAATTCATTAAATTTAATCCAACAAGGCTCTACAGAGTCGGCGCTTACCAAAAACATATTTCTCCCTGAATCCCTTTTAACAAATTTAAGAGTGGGATTCGAAGAACTTTTCATAAACCTATCAAAATCTTTGTAAAGATTAGAATTACACCTTTGTGGGCCGGTGTTAGTTTGTGTGGTTGGTTGAGTGTCAGGTTCATTTTGTTCATTTAAAACTTTTCTAACGATTCTCGCTAGGTCTCTTTCTGTAAGTGATATTCTTTTCATAATATAAATTTTATATATAAATACTCAGGAAAATAAAAAAGGTGTTGGGGATTACTCGACCGTTAAAAATTTTTTTGTATAATCGGGGTTAATCCTTTACATTACTAAAGAACACCCCAATAACATTACCCAATGATTCGGTATCAATGTTCAACAAAGGTAATATCCTTTTAATTTCATATT